TGACGACAATAGAGCTTTTACGGGACTAAATGATGACGCTTTCACCTAACAAACAAAAGAATCCCCTTGGTTGGCCTTTCGGAGCCTTGCCACCCAAGGTGCTGTCGCGCCTGCTTGCCGAGCAGAAACGCGACAAGATTGCCAAGGCTCCACCCGCACCCTTCTAAGTGAAAGACAAGACATGAAACAGATAGCACAAGCCTTGGTCAAGGCGCAAAAGGCATTCGCCCCTGCGCTGAAGACTTCCTCAAACCCCCACTTTAAAAGCCGATACGCCGACCTTGCCGCCTGCGTCGAGGCAGTCATCGATGCGCTGAACGCAAACGGCATCGCCCTGATTCAGCAGACCCACGAATGCGAATCAGGCGTGATTGTGGAAACCGTCCTGCTGCACGAGTCCGGGGAGCAGATGACCGGGGGCAAGCTCCATGTGCCTGCCGCCAAGCAAGACCCGCAGGGCTATGGCTCGGCTTTGACCTATGCCCGCCGGTATTCGCTTATGGCGACCTGTGGAATCGCCCCTGAAGACGACGACGGGAATGCCGCTTCTAAGCGCCCTGACCCCGATTACGCCGCTTTTGAGCGTCAGTGGCTACCCATGCTCCAAGACGCTGCAATGGAAGGCGTGGCGGCCTTAAATAAGCAGTTTGCGGCTATGCCCAACACGGGACAGAAGCGTGCTTTGTGGGCCGCGCATGGGCCTTCCCTCAAGAACGCAGCAGAGAAAGCGGGGGCATGATGTTTTTACAACCTCTTTCTATGAATTTCGTGTTGAAAACAATGTTTGATGTTCAACAAACACGGACAAATGCCTCGATAAACGGATGCGATCTTGACGAGTTCATCAACACCAATGCGCCCGTGATTGTTCAGATTGGCGACTTTGGCTATGTGGTCACCGGCTGCGGGGGTGATCCCGACCTAGAAAACTTCGTGCTTTCAGTTGCTGACGAACCTGTTTGCGAATGGGTTGATGGTGAGTGCGTCAAACTAAATGGAGATGACTGATGGAGCAGAAATCGCCTGAATGGTTTGCCGCCCGATTGGGCAAGGCCACCGCCTCCCGCATTGCCGATGTGATGGCCAAGACGAAGACCGGCTACGGGGCTTCGCGGGAAAACTATCTGATGGAGCTTGCCCTAGAGCGCATCACCAATGCTCAAGCGCCGTCGTTTATGAACGCCGCGATGCAGTGGGGTGTCGATCAGGAACCCGCAGCCAGGTCAGCGTATGAGTCCACAACAGGGAACTTCGTGACCGAGGTGGGCATGATTGAGCATCCGACGATCCCCATGTCCGGGGCATCGCCTGACGGGTTTGTCGGGGAGGATGGACTGATTGAGATCAAGTGCCCCGAGTCCAAGCAGCACCTGAAGAACCTGTCCACCCGCAAGCCGGACACGAAGTACGTTTATCAGATGCAGTGGCAGATGGCCTGTACGGGTCGGAAGTTCTGCGAATTCGTGAGCTATGACCCCCGTTTCCCTGACCACCTTCAACTGATGATTGTCAGGGTTGACCGCGATGACGCACTGATCGCGGAAATTGAGAAGGAAGTGCGTTTGTTTCTAGATGAAGTGACCAAGATGGTCGAAAGGATTTCCCAATGATGAAGCTAATTGGAGTCGGTCGCATCGGTAAGGATGTCGAACTGCGCCGCACCGCAGGCGGTGAGCCTGTTGCCAACATCTCACTCGCGTGGAATTACGGCATGAAAGATCAAACCGGCAAGATGCCCTCTCAGTGGGTAGACGCCACGCTATTCGGCAAACGCGCCGAGTCGCTTGCGCCGTACCTCAAGAAAGGCGTGACGCTGTTCGTGGACCTGAAGGATGTCCATGTGAAGACCTTTAAGGGAAACGACGGCAATCAAAAGAGCAGCTTGACCGGCATCGTGGACAGCGTTGCCTTTGCCGGGGACAGACTCAAAGAGTCCCCACCTTCCGCGTCGGGTCGTCGCCATGACCCCGACAACAACCCCGAAATCTTTGACGAGGTGCCCTTCTGATGAAAACACTTTTCATTCTCCTCATCGCCGCCGCCAACCTCTCGCCGGTTGTGGCCTTCGCCCGTGCGGGTACGCTGATTTCTTGTGAGGGCATCAGCACCGCGCAAGGTTATCGGTATGTCGGGACGTACTGTGTGGACTACCAGTGCAAGTACACCACCACCCGCGTGTTCACTTCTTATTGCCCGTTCAGCCTCTGACCATGAAATCATCACACTACAAGACACCCCGCACGATGGCCGAATGCGAGTTCGTGGTCGGTTACCCAATCATTGAGCAACACAACTCGAGCGAATGGCGCATGGCCGCCGTTTGCATCGGAGTCGTCTTGGCAATCCTTTGGATATTTAGATGAGACAACTCTACGAAACTCAGAAGCATCTGAGCGTAGAGCAACAGATAGCGGATCGGTTCGCTGAAAGGGCGCAGAGCCACCTGATGAAGCTGCCGATTCGCTATCACCTTGACTACGCAATGACGCGAGGCGAAAGAGTCTTGGCGTTTGTGGAAATCAAGACCACGAAGTACGACCTTGCGACGCATGACCGCTATGGAGGGTTCAAGGTCAGCTTTGCCAAGTGGTCAGCAGCCGAACAAATGTGCCGAGTTGCTAAGTTGCCCTTCTACCTTGTGGTCGGATTCCCTGATTGCATCGGCTACACCAAGACCATAGACTTTTCCCATGACGGGATCGTGTGGTGGGGCAGACAAGACCGGGCAGACTCTCAGGACATGGAACCGGCGGTCAAGCTAAACATGACGCGATTCATGGGGCTGTGATGAACTACAAGAAACGAATAGACGAAACGCACAAAGTCGCAGATGCTTTGCTTAACAAAATCTACGACGAAGCAAAAGCCATTTGTCCTGACGATGACATCTCGAGGCTCAACCGCGAAATCGGTATGCTCCATGCAACCATCCGAAACCTGATGATTGACCTTGAGTTGTCCAAAGATGAAGTGCCCTGAGTGTGGTTTGTTCCTTCGCACCCTTGAGACCAGGAAGACAGAGCAGTGGACAAGGCGCAGCCGAATGTGCAAGAACAAACACAAGGTCTTGACCCGTCAGAAGCCGGGACAGGCCGAGACTATCGTGCGTCTGAGCAATTTCGCGCCGAGTGCGAAGCCCGCTACGTCCTTGTCAAACCCCTTGCAGAGCGTCGGGAGTATCTTCGCGGTGTGGAGGAACACCGAGGGATTGCAGGCCGCGAATACCTTGAGCGAGTGATCATGTCCGAGTGGCAAAAGAAAGCCCCCCGCTAAGGGGGGCTAACCCGAGAATGCCCTCAAACTCGGGGGAGGAGACATCAGCAACTATGCTTCCATCATAGCGAGGTTGTTCTTGATGCGCTCATCATTTGGCGCAAATTCCAAGGCTTTTTTGCAATGCTCAAGCGCCTCGCCCTTCATGCCCAAGTGCCATGCCGCGATGCTTAGGTAGTCGTGAGGCTTCTCTGTCCACACGGCAGGGTCCATTGTGTAGACCGCAGCCTTGTCTTTGATTTCAAGAGCTGTTCGACAGGCCGCATAGCACTCAGGCCAATTGTGCGTTGAGTAGGCCAACTCAGCCACCCGCACCCAAGGCTCTCGCGTGTAGGGAGCTTCAGCGGTGGCCCTACGTGCCCAGGTCAGGGCTTGCCAATAGTCGCCCTTAGCTTGGTAGGCTTCCGACAGCAGGCGCATCGCGTAGCAGCGTTCGTTCTGCCAGGTCGCTTGGGGCATTTGCAGGTAGTGATTGAGCCGGTCTATCGCTTCATCCCACAGGCGATAGAACGTCAGTTCCCGAGCAAAGTAAAAAGCGTTGCGAGGCTCATTGGGGTTTTCTTTGACCGACATACGCAGCAGATCAAGGTACTGCCCACGGCTCTTGGTTGGGTCGGGGTAATGACTCACTAGCAGTTTATCGGTATCTGCGTACACCTCATTGATGCGAACATCAGGGATAGGATACTCATGGACCGGACAGAAGAATGAGTAGCCGTGTCGGGCAAAAATCTTTTCGTACTTGAACCGAATGCCGTGACCCCAGTCAAAAAGATAGCGCAAACGTGTGGTCTTGCCCATCTCCCAAACGCGCTCAATTTCCTCGCGCCATCCGGGTTCTAGTACCTCATCCAAGTCAAGGCTGACGATAACGTCAATGTCTTTGGGCGTGAGAGCAATCGCCGCATTACGCGCCGCGTCAAATCGCCACGGGCTGATGCAGATGTCATAAACCGTTGCGCCGCATTCCTTGGCAAGCTCAACCGTGCGGTCTGTGCTGCCGGTGTCGGCTATGAGGATCAGGTCGGCATCTTTGGCTGAATCGCAAAAACGCTTGACGAACTGTTCTTCATTTTTTGAGATTGCGTTTACACAAATTTTCATCTTGTCTTATCCTAAAAGGGCAGCTTCAGCTTGCCGCCGAAGGGTTAGCCCTTTCATAACCCTGCCTGCGGCCTTGTTCCACTTGACGATTTCTTCTTTCGCACCCGCCCAATCTTGAGCGTCTACACGCTTCTTGAGTGTCGAGATGCGGTAGTTGCCTAGCCCGCAGTTGTACGCGAAAGAGATGATAGCCGCAAGCCTGCGTGCGGGTTGCTTTAGAAGGATCGGGGACAGCTTCAGCACCCCCGCGCAGAAGTGCAGCAAATGATTGTCTAGCGATTCCTGCGCCTGCGCCTCAGTCCACACCGTGTCAGGCGTTACCTCGGGTCCAGTGCTGCCCCATCCAATCGTCCAAGGATGCCCGCCTGTGCCGGGGTCGGGATAGGCTTTGCAAGACCCGTCAGGCAAGCGTTTGGCGTAACCCTCAAAGGGTTTGCACAGTGTTTCCCGAGCGATCTTGATAGCTTCGGAAGTCACTTCTGATACTTCTCAATGCTTCTTCCGACGAACCAAAAGGTCAGGCACATATTCAGCATGGCGAAGTCGTCGGCATCCCATACACGGGTGATGACCTCAGACCAATGCCCGCCTGACTTGAATGCCATGTAGATTGCCGCCGCCTTGACGGTGGCATACATGAAGAACAACGCCCAAGTGATGCCGGGTCGCACGAGCGCAGAGACAGCCGCTACGAACCATCCCGCCTCTTTAGCGGTTGTGGCCTGTTCTTTGAAGGCTTCCTTGATGGCGTCGAGTTGGTTGACGCTGTAGTCAACGTATCGCTCTTCCATCTTGAACTGACCGCGCATCTTCTCAAGGTCGGTCTGAAGCGTGAACATGGATAGTTCGTGCTTGCGCTCGTTGCCCTTGTCCATGAACTTCAGGACTTCAGGGGCAAGCCGGAATAGACCGCCGAAAACTGAGCCGAGTAAACCACCGCCAAGCATTTCAAACATATTAGGCTCCCAAGGCCACAAGGAAGAGAATTACTCCGGCTGCGCCCACGCCGATTGAGGCATAGAACAGGCTCAGAGTGACGGCAAGAATGGCCGCAGAGGACAGAACGATAGCCAATTGCAGCGCCATGCCGGAGTAGGAGTAGTACGAAGACTTGGCCTTGGCAGCATCCCGCTTGGCTTCAGCAGCACGCGCTTTTTCCATAATCTCGTCCATGTCGGCGCGTTGCTTGACCGCCTTCTGTTCATGGTTGGTGACCTCGTAGATGGTCGCCCGGACATTCTTAGCCTGATACCACGCCCACAGGTTGTTCGACTCTATGGTTCCGTTGAGAACCGCAGAGGAGTTCCTTCCGGCAAAGTAATTTGTAACAGCAAGGAGTAGAGCAAGCAAGCTAATAGAAACCGCAGCAAGAGCCTTGACATGGGCCTCCCTCTCTGAACGGCTTGCGCCTTCCGGCGGCTTCCTGAAACTCATTTCTGTACCTTGTCTGCCAAATAGTAAAGAACCGCAAATAGAGCAGTGCCGACAAGCGCAACTGCCCCACCGTACTTGACGTTGAGCATGAAGTCCTGCTGCCGCAGGCGATGCTCACGCTCCTTCTTCTCGCGCTCCTTCTTCAGCCGGATGCGCTCCATGATCATCTCGTTGTACACGTTCTCACCGTAGTGAGCGACGATCAGAATCTTCAGTTCGTACTCCTGCTTGATCAGTGCCTGCTTGTGCATCGTGATCTGCAAGGCTTCGTTCTCAATGCTGTCGTCATGCAGCAGCCGTTTGAAGACCGAAGGCTTCTTGTTGGCCTTCTCGTTGGCTAGGCGGTTGAAGTCCCCAAACGCCCCGTACCACTTACCGATCTGACCGGCAACGTCCTGAATCTCGCGCCCAGTGGCGACAAGTTTCTTGACCGCACCGAAGGCGGCATTCGCTGCTGAGACTGCCGCAAGAATGCCGGTGATCGGTTCCATTACTTATCCTGCTTGTGATCTAGCTTGGCGAAGATTTGCTTGCAGATGTCTTTGATTTCATCAATGTCGCGGTGGAAATCTTCACGGCTAACGTATTGCTTTGGCATCTCGCGCACATCGTTATCAAGCCGTTCAATAGCTTTGGTGATGTTGTTCAGCACCCACCCACCGAAAAAGGCGGCAAGGCCAATCAGTGCGTTGAAAACAATCTGCGCTTCCATCTCGCCCATTCCTTTCAAGTAGGCCAAAACATAAGAAAGAAGTTCCCGGTCGAAGCCGCTGCGGGAGCCGCTGCGAATATCCACCCTAACGAACCGTTGTTCGTGGAATTGGCACCGGCATACCAAGTATCGGTTAGGGCATACGCACGCACGCCCGTGATCGTCAGGTAGTCCACATTTGGCTTTATCGCACTGGTCAGGATCAGCGTGCCCGGTGAAGATGCCGATGAGCCTTGAACCGTCAGCAGCCGTCCTGCTTCACCCGCGCCTGTCCACTGGCTTACCCGCTGAGTCGTAGTGCCAAGCGTGATGTTGGCAGCGCCAGTGCTCTTATAAGTGTTGGTGATGTCTTTGAACGTGTTGTTGCCCGAGATGGTCAGTGCGCCTGCGCCGCCTTGGTTAAGGGTGATGTTGGTATAGGAAAAACCGGTACCTGAAAATGTCTTAGCAGATGCGCTTGTTAGGCTGATCGTGCCTGTTCCTGTAATTGTTGTATTTGCGGTGGCGCCGGGGTTGAAAACAGTGCTGCTTCCTGCCAGTGTCCAAGTTCCTGAACCAATTGCAATAGTCTTGGATGTGCCTGCGTTTCCCAACAATGTTGCAGAAGCGCCCGTCATTGAGAAGTTGTATGCAGCAGCATCAAATGTGCCGGAAACAATTGTCACGTTGTTGCTTGTTGAAAAAGCATCTTGCAATGTCACCGAGCCACTTGGAGTGTTGACTGTAAATGCTTGCGTGAACGCCTTTCCCGCACTCGTGATCGTTTGACTACCGCGACCTGCAAAGGTCATCGTGCCCGTGCCCGTCAGCGTAGTCCCGGTGCCGTTGATCCAGTTGCCGTAAATGTTCGGACTAGTAGTGTCCGTCGCCAACGTCATCGTGTTGGAAGTCCGCGCCGACATATCAATCGTGCCGATGTTGTAGGAAGCGTTGATCGTTGTCGTCGTCCCGGTTCCAGGGCTTGCAGACCCAAACACTGCCGTGTCTTGCGCCAATGGGAAGTTGTTAACTGCGGGAGTGCCGCCCAAACTCGTAGCCCACGCAGTAGCCGACCAATTGTTGTTGCCGGCAAGGTTCCAATAAACAGTCTTGGTAGCATCAAACGTAATCCCGCTGTTGCCCTTGCAGTCACCCAACCGAGTGCCCGATGCCGGAGCCGCTGCGCCTGCGATGGTGATGTCGCGGAAGTCAGCATCCGTCAGCGATACAGCAGCCGCAGTAATAGTGCGGGTGGTATTGAACGTATTGGAGCGAACGAAGTGCCGCATCGTGGCATCGGTGCCTGCGGATAGCGTCAGCGTTCCTGTGACAGTTTGGTTGGCCGCGAGTGTAATGATCTTCAGACCGGCAGCGGTGATGCCAGAAGAAGAAAAGTTATTAAAACTATTTGCTCCTGTTACATTAAATGTTCCCGCAGACGTGCTAGTAAATGAGAAATTGTTGTATGTTTGATTATTGCCATCAAACGAGGTACTAGAAAGATTTACTTGTGATGTACCCGCCACTAAAGTTAAACTTGTTCGTTCATTTTCAATAGTCCCAAATCTAAACTGACCAGTAAGCGTCAGCGTTGACGATCCAAGATCAACTGTCCTTATATTTGAGTTTATTGAGGTTAGACTGAATGCCGTCAAGTTATAACTCGACAACTTAAATGAACCGTTTGTAACGGTAACGGCTGATCCGCCATTATTCAACGCACTTCCAAGTGTCCACTCACAACCAACACCGTTAACATCAATAGCAGAAGCAAGCGTAACTCCGTTGGTTGTGAAGGTATCGCCAGTGACTGATCCCGAAAGAACCAAAGGCCCGGTGAACGTCCGATTCAACCCCGTAGCAGGCAGCGTGATGTTGCCGTGGCAGATCAGCGTAGACGATCCCGCAAGCGTCACGTTGCCGGATGCCGGCCCTGCAATCGTCAATTGATTACACCGGCTTGTGGCGTTGACCGTAGCGGTATAAGCCGTAGCGTTGGACGCAGCATCAAAGATCACGTTGTCCAAACTAGTCGGGACAGCCGCACCACCACCGCCACCTGAAGACGTAGACCACCGCGCTGTGTCTGACCAGTTGCCCGTGCCCCCGACCCAGTAAAGCGTGCGTGCAGCCGGGGCTGCGGTCAGGGTGAAGTTCGTGCCGCCAGTGCTGTTTGCTCCTGCGAAGAACTCACCGGGGCTTGTGGATGAGAGCGTTGTCGTTCCGAGGGCAAGATAATCAACGCCCGTAACGGCTGCGCCTGCAATTGTGATAGTAGAAGTTCCCGAAACTGTGACTACGTTGCCTGCCGTGCCGGTAACAGTCCACTTGCCAAAGGTCTGCGCACCAGAGCCAAGATCGATGGTATGAGCTACGGTCTTGGTAGAGGCAAGTTCAGAAAATTGCCCACTGCCACTAAATGTCAGTGTAGATGTTCCGGCTGTACCGCCGATGGTGAGTTTGTTGTACGCAAGATTGGCGTTATTTGCAAAACCTCTTGCGGATGTGCTTGTATTCGACAAAACAATATTTGCCGTACCTTTGTTAAAAATCAGCGTGCCGCCGATATTCCATACGTTTCCGACACCAGACAATGTCCATGTGCCTGTACCCATTTTTAGGGTTCCAGACGGAGAAGGGTTTATTAAGGCTGACCCCACCGTCACGTTGTACGTCACCGCATCAAACGTGCCGCTTGTCAGGGTAATTGAATACTGGGCAGTTAGCGCATCCCCAAGTTGAAGATTCCCACTAATACTATTAACAATAATTTGGTCACCAAACGTTTTCCCTGCTGTTGTTAAGGTTTGTGTGCCAGTTCTTTTTAAGAACGTAACTGGATTATTATTGTTTGATGTTGTAACGCCTGAGCCGTAAGTCCAATCGCCGTATATGTTGGCTCCCGCACTGGTTTGGAAAGACCAAGCGGACGATCTACTTCCGGCATTAAACGAGCCAATGTTGTAAATAGCATTGACTATAACTGTTCCCGCAGAACCAGTGTTATCAAACACCGCCGTGTCCTGAGCCAAGGGGAACTGATTGATGTCAGGCGTGCCGCCGGATGACGGTGCCCATGCTGTTGCGCTCCAGTTCTGAACACCCGCAAGGTTCCAGTAGACCGTCTTAGGCGCAGGGAACGTGATGCCCGTATTCCCGCCACAGTCCCCTGCACGGGTAGGCGATGATCCGGCAGCAGCCCCGGCAATCGTGATGTCGCGGAAGTCGCAGTCAGTTGCGCTGAGAGTGGCTACGGTGAGGGTGCGGGGAGTGCCGAGGGTGTCGGAGCGCAAGAAGATGCGGCGAACTGCGGTTGCCCCGGCGCAGGTAAGAGTGCCGTTGATTATAAAATTACCGGATGGGACAAATTGAATTAACCCTGCGCTAGAAGGTGCGGTTATAGTTAAGTTATTGAAAGTCGTTGTTGCTGTTGTAGCCATTCCAATATTTTTTGCCCCTACGCCAGTAAATGTGACGTTGTAATATGTCAGCCCGCCAAAACTAAAAC